TACTTAATATTATTTGATGTTGGTTCAACGAATAGATTCTTTGGAGATTCTAGACCATGTGATTTATCTGTAACAAAAGAATTTACGATATCTGATACTTTACCAGAAAACACTTTGCTAACTTTTTTGTTTAAATCAACGACTGCTTCTTCAGAAATAAAGTGTAGCTGGTAAACTACTGAACGATCACCAATCAATTGGCGATCTGATAACTTATAAATGTAAAATTTACCAGAGATGTTTCCTCGCTCCAAAGATGGGGTGGAAATATCTAACTCAAGATATTCTTCGCCAGCAAACGGAAACAAGTTTACAAAATCCAAAGATTCTTTGATGATAAGACTACCAGTCATAAATGGTGCGAATAGGTCTTCATATACTTGCACGGTAAGAACCTGTGCAGAAATATCTTGAAAGAAACCTGAACTGGTAACGATCTTGGCTTTGTCAATGCTGACATCACCAGCAAATCTTATCGGTTTGTTTGATTGCATTATAACAAGTCTTTGTAATTATTCAGAATAGTGCCGATTAACTTAGGTGAGATAATTTTAATTCTTCGTTTTGTTTCATTTCTTGCTCTTTCATAGTCAGCGTTTGAAACTGAAACAGCACCCTCAGCAGTAGAGTTTACTACATATCCATTTGCATCTACATAGTGATGGATATCGTTTTCTGTTCCTGGATACTTAGAAGAAATGACTTTAACTAATTCTACTTCTGCCAGTGGAAAATCTTCAATGTAATCATAACGATCATTGGCTAACATGATAATCCAGTGATACAAAGGATTACCATAAATTTTCTCAGCTACAATTTCTGGTGTTTCACCATCAACAATATCGTAATAATCATAAACTGTAATGTTTGATAAAACATCTCTACGAAAACGAATGTTACGAGTGATGTCTTTTACAATAGAAGTTCTAACAGCACCATTAACTTCAAAATCATAAAGAAATTCTGGGAAGTTTTTGAAATACATTATAGACCATCCTTAACTTTATCTTTGGTGAGAAGAGCGAGTTCTCTAAAGTTCATTGTTACATTGATTTGTGTTGGCATACCATTATCAAATGTACTGAAAGTTCCATTTGGTGTATAGTTTACATTGAGTTCTGTGAGCACGCAAGAAGTATGACGATGTAAGTTTAGGTTCTCTTTACCATTTTGATAATATAGAACATCAAATTCAGAAGGATAAATGTAAACAAAATTGTTGGCATCTTTAAATTCTGGATGCATGTGATATTTAAATTCTTGAATAATGTTTAGAACATTCTGTGCTTCTTCTGGACTTCTTGGAAAGAATTGATATTCAAAAGAGAATGTTCTAAAATCAACACCCTTAAATACTTGTTCTTTTTTCGGATTAGCAGCAAGTCCAAGTGCAGCAGAATTTGCTCCAGCATTTGGACCTTTGGATAAAGTTAGGTTAGTAATAATTGCTGCACCAACACCTTTAACATCGGCATTGTTACTTTTGTTATCAAGTGCTTTGGCAATCTCAAAACCTTGTTGAACTGCAGCACCAGCCATTGCCAATGCAGCTGTATCATCTTCAGACCACTGCATACCATAACGAATGGATAATTGATTTGGCACATGAAGTGCGATGGCAGTCTTTAATCGTTTCTGTGAACGAGTTGCGTCTGGAGCCAATGTTCCAGCAATGCCAACTCCAACTGTAGGAATGTTTGCGATAGCTGCACCTTTTGCAGCACCAGAAGCACCTTTACCAAAAGCAATAGAACCACCAACAACACCAGCCAATGTATTTGCCACAGCATTGGCTCCAACCAATTGTCCCTTAGAAAGATTCTGAGCAATAAGATCTCCACGATCTCTATTTGTAATATCATCTACAGTTTGAACTGATTTGTCTTTAAATAACTTAGAATCAGTTGCCACATTGATATAAAATATAACATAGTTACCACCATACTCAAACAGATTACCCATCAAATCAGATGGATACATGTGATTCTTAATATCGTATTTCCCATCTTCAAATGGTGTTGCTCCACCTCTTGGTGAATACATTGAAGCTGGTTCTGATTGGGGTGTTGTTGGAGCGATCGGCTGGGATGTGTCATATCCATCACTGCTTATGACATTACCCATTTCGTCGTATTGTGTCGCCATTTTGTGCCTTTAACCTAAATAAGCTGTGGTTATACTAATTACTTATTTATGTTCCATAAGAGAAAGTTCCTTCCAGTTTTTCCTGAAAAATACACAGGAGATCCTTCTAACATTATTATGAGATCTAGTTGGGAAACTAGGTTTGCAAACTGGTGTGATAAGAATCCCAGCGTATTAAAATGGAGTTCAGAGGAGACGGTAATTCCCTATCGTTGTCCCACGGATAATCGTATTCATCGTTATTTCGTGGACTTTAGAATACAGGTTTCTACAGGTAAAACCTACTTAGTTGAAGTGAAACCTGCTGCACAGTGTGTTCCTCCTGTATTTCCAGGAAAACGAACTCAGAGATATTTAACAGAATCTCTAACATTCGTAAAAAACCAAGCCAAGTGGGCTGCAGCAACAGAATATGCAAAAGACAGAGGATGGGAGTTCAAAATCATCACCGAGAAAGAGTTAGGACTCTGACCTAAATAACTAATATGGCTAAAAAAGAATCAATGCAGGATGTATTCGATCGAAACAAGTATGACTTGGCGACTGTTGCCAAGCGTTCTCGTGGATGGTTCGACACGCAGGTTAGAGAACTAACCAAACAAGGCTACACCCCAAATAAAGTGCTTCGTGGCAATACTGAACAATTAGTCACAAAGATAACTCCAGGTCATCTATACATGTATGGATATGACCCAAAGTTAAAGGAAGAATTACCATACTATGATAGATTCCCATTAGTTTTTCCATACTCTAAAACTGCAGATGGGTTTATGGGATTGAATATGCATTATTTACCATATCAGTTAAGAGTATTCTTACTTGATAAACTGATGGTGTATAAAAGCAATAATAGACTAGATGAAACAACAAAACTAAAGTATTCTTGGCAGTTGATTAATGGCATTTCTCGTTTTGCACCTGCTCAGGCATGTATTAAACAATATCTTATTGGACATGTAAAAACTCAGTTTAGACAAATACCATCCGCAGATTGGGCAACAGCCATGTTACTCCCAGTCGAGCAATTTGTGGGTGCAAGTAAACAAAAAGTCTGGAGAGATTCCCAGAAAATTATTAGGAACGCATAATGGCATTAAACCTACCATTCTTACCATCGGCTTTAACGAATAGAGTTGGAAACACTCAGGCTAAACCTATACAGAAATTCGTTGCGCAAGTTAAAACAGGTGGTCTAGCAAGAACGAATAGATATGCAGTTTTAATCACTCCACCTCAGAAGTTGTCATTCCAGAATCTAGAAAACATTATGTTATTCTGCGATCAGGTTCAACTTCCAGGTGCTAACTATTCTACTGTTCAAAATAGAATTTACGGTGAATTCCGTGAAGTTCCATATGAGAAATTATATGATTCTTTAACACTATCATTTTATGTAGACAACGATATGAGAGTTAAAGAGTTTTTTGATAACTGGATGAATCAAATTTCCAATCCAGTATTGAGATCATTTAACTATTACAATAACTACATTGGAAAGATGTCAATCCAAGTACAAGATCTTAATGATAAAAAGAAATATCATATGGAAATCTTTGAATGCTATCCAAAAAACATTAGCACGATCCAAATGGATTATGCTTCTAAAGATGTTATGAAACTAACAGTTCAGATGCAATACAAATATTGGTTGGCATCTCCAGTTTCAGAACTCGCTAGTGGTGAAGCAGTGTCAGATTCATTGCTTGATAAATTCACTAAAAACTTTAACAATTTCCAGTCTACATTAAATGATATCCTTGGACCAAAATTAGGTAATGCTATTACTGGTTCAGCTATCACTTATGGTGTAACTAAACTTCCAGGGCTATTGAAATTCTAATGGACTCAAAACAAGAACAAGAAGATTGGATGAATCGTAAGTGGAGACCAGTAGTTGGTTGGACTTACATCGTTATCTGTATGCTGGATTTCGCAGCATTTCCAATCGCTTGGAGTATTCTTCAAGCGTATACACATCAACCAATAACTCAATGGAATCCACTAACACTTCAAGGTGCTGGTCTATTTCATTTAGCGATGGGTGCTATTTTAGGTATCGCTGCTTATGGCAGAACACAGGAGAAAATTAATGCAACCTCATTACCAAGCATGCCAGCAACATCTAGCATACCTACGACAATACCAGTCGCAGGGAGTCCTCTTACAACCACAACAATAAATAGTCCTGATCCGATTGAAAGAAATACTAGGAACGATTAATGAAAACTGATGATACATTATCTGCTGAATTCGGTATTGAACCGATGCAGGTAACTGAAGTGATAACTAAGGAAGGTGAGATTGTAAAAGCATCTGACAGTAAGATTGAAGACGACTATGAAATTACTCGTAACAATCTTCGTCTAATTTTACAACAAGGACAATCTGCATTGATGAAAGCACTAGATGTTGCTCATCAATCAGAACACCCTCGAGCGTTTGAAGTTGTTGGAAATCTAATGAAACAGTTGGCAGATGTAAACCAACAATTATTAGATTTGCATCAACAGAAGCAAAAACTAGATGCCCCTACAAAAGAGGGATCTAGAAAAGAAGTGACGAATAACAATGTTATCTTTACAGGTAGCACTGCTGAGTTGAATAAGTTAATTAAGAATATGGCTAAAGGAGAATAATTATGGCATTACCGATGATGAGCACACCGACCTATAATATGGTCGTACCCTCAAGTGGATTGACAGTTAAGTATCGCCCATTCCTCGTAAAAGAAGAAAAGGCACTTTTGATTGCACAACAATCCGAAGATATGATGGTCATGGTTGATACATTGAAAAATGTTATCAAAGCATGTGTAACAGATAAGATTGATATTGATAAACTAGCAACATTCGACCTTGAGTATATGTTTACTCAAATTCGTGGTAAGTCTGTTGGTGAATCAGTTGAATTAGTGTTTCCGTGTGATGTAGACCACGGAGCAGATAACGAAAAAGCCAGAGTAAGGGTTAATATTGATTTATCAACATTGACTGTAGAAAAAGGTGATGGACATACCAATAAAATCGAATTATTTGAAGATGTTGGTGTAGTGATGAAATATCCAACTGTGGATATCATCAAAAAATTAGAGGGTATTGATATTAATGATTTAGATAAAGTCTTTGAAATTATGGCTTTGTCTATTGATTACATTTATAAAAGCGATGAGATTTTCTATTCCAAAGAACAGTCGTTTGAGGATTTAGTCACATTTATTAATAATCTTTCTTCAGAGCAGTTTTTAAAACTACAAAAGTTTTTTGAAACAATGCCTAAGTTAAAGAAGACTATTGAATATGATTGTCCAGTGTGCAGTAAGCATCATACGAAGATCTTGGAGGGAATCCAAAGTTTTTTTTAGTATTGCTCAGTCATGAATCGCTAGAGAATTACTATAAAATGAACTTTGCGCTAATGCAGTATCACAAATACTCGTTGGCTGAGCTGGAAGAAATGATTCCGTTTGAACGAGAAGTATATGTATTCATGTTGGTACAATACCTAGAAGAAGAAAAGAAACGAATCGAGTCTAAAAAGAGAATAACTTAAGATGGCAAAACCACCAATTCAAGTCCATGTTAGTTCAAGTGACTTTAAGTCACTACTAGAAGCACAGAAAGAATCTCTGGGCGAGCTAACTAACATCAAAACAATTCTGGAGTTAACTCAACAGACTCAAGTACCTAAAGTCACTCCAGATGCATCTCAAATGCCATACAAAATTTCTGAAGAGATTTTAGGCACTCTTAAAGATACCTTAAAGGGATCTCGTCGTAGATGGAAGATGCAAGAGGACTTTGAGGCAGAGTGGAGAACCGAAGCCAAGAATATTGCTCAGATGGCTGAAGGAATGAACACCACTGGCAATATATTCCAGCAAATGGCTGATAGTCTGAAAGCCAAAAAAGAGAATGTGAAAGAAAAGTTCTCAGCTGAAGGTCTGATGAAGTCTTTCAATATTGGTGGTGTATTCAACAAGTCTATCGAAAAGTCTAAGTTCAAAAAGCAACAGAAGTTACTCGGTGTTGAAGCAACTGATGAAGATTTTGAAACTGCATACAAAACTTCCAAAGAGACCAAGAAGAACGAAGCTGCAATTAAGAAGTGGCAGAAAGACACTGGTCTTGGCGAAGAACATATGCACAAGTTTGAGTCTGGACAAGAACTACTTGGCAAAAGACAATCCCTTGCTGATAAAATGGCTTCTGTCAATCGTGCAGCACATGTATTTGATCCAACTGGCATGCCTGGACTCGTCAATGAAGACGCTGCAAAGAAATATCTAGCAGGTGGTGAATCTAAACAAGCAGAATCTCCAACTCAACAACACGCTGACTCTGGTGCACAAGAAGAAGCAAATCTTGAAGCAATGAAGCGAGCAGATAAACAAGACGATCTTTTAGTCAAGATTGAACAAAATACTCGTGGAGCATCACCAGATCAAAAGGTTAAACCAAAAGAAGAATCCACAGAAGGTGGTGGAGGATTGCTTGGTGGTCTGATGGGTGGTGGTGGAATGGGCAAAGCAATGGCAGGGTTGAAAAACTTTGGTGTTGGTATCATCCTCGTTGCTGGCGCATTGTTTGTTGCTGCAAAAGCATTCCAGAATTTTGCTGAAGTGGCATGGGAAGATGTTGGTAAGGGTTTAGTTGCTCTTGGTGGATTAGTTCTCGCTGCAATGGGTCTTGATAAAGTCAAAGGTAACATTATCTCTGGTGCAGCTGCATTGGGTGTTCTTGCTTTGGCTACATGGGGTATTGGTGCTGCATTAAAAACATTCTCTGACTTAGACTGGGAAACAATCGGCAAAGGTATGCTTGCTGTTGCTGGTCTTGGAGTTATCGGTGCGATTGCTGGTGCTGCAGCTCCAGAGATTCTACTTGGTGCATTAGCATTGGGTGGAATGGGTGTGGCATTGTTAGTCATTGGCGAAGCAATGAAAGCAGTCGGTGAAGGTTTCAAAGGCATGACTGATGGTCTGACAAAACTAGCAGAACTAGATGGAAGTAATCTTCTCAAAGTCGCTGCAGGTGTCGGTGCTCTTGGTTTGGCAATGGCTGCATTTGGTGCAGGACAAGCAGTTGCTGGTTTGGGTAATCTTGTCTCTCGTTTCTTAACAATCGGTACTGATTCTCCAGTGGAACAGTTATTGAAGATTGGTGAGAAAGGTGAGGGTGTTGTTAAAGCTGCAGAAGGTATGGAAAAACTTTCTGGTGCTATGGTGCAATTCGGCAAGATTGATAAGAAGTCCATGGAAGCAATCAATGACTTCCCATGGTTGAAAGCAACTGCATTCGTTGCTGCTGGTGGTGCTATGTCTGTTGATGGAGCAAAAGTATACAATGCTTCCAAAGGTAATGCAGACGAAAATGCTAAGACTGAAGGTCAAGGTGGTGGTAATAAGACTAATGTGGTTAATGCACCAGTTACCACAAATCATAAAACTACTCAGATTATCTCGTCTCCGATTCGAAATCAAGAATCGTCTCAATCAAAATACATACAAAGTAGATACGCATAAAAAAAGGGATCGTAAGATCCCTTTCTTATTTCTACTAATGAAGATTAGTCTTCTTGAGCAATCTTCTCAAAGTATGACATCACATCTTCATCATCGTCATTAATCTCTGGCATCTTAGGTGCAGATTTTGCTGCAATCTTAGGAGCAGATGCTACTGGACGATCTTCTTGTTCAGCGATCTCTGCAGCAGACTTGCTAGCAAAAGAATCACCTGACAATACTTCATTGAGTTTCTTCTTCAACTCATCATAAGACTTGAAGTTCTTACGATCAACAAACTCAGACAACTTGTGCTGAGAGTTGGCAATCTTAAGGATTTCTTCGTCATCATTAGAGATGGCTGATGGTTCCATAAATGCAGACTCATCATAGTTTGCGTAACCATCTTTCTTACGCATACGGAGTTTGAAGTTTGCACCTTCCCAGAAGTCGAACACATTGACTGGTTTCTCATCTTCAAAAGTTGGACGAGCCTTGTCCATAATCTTATCGAAAATCTTCTTACCGAATTTCCACAAGAATACTTTACCTTCATTCTCAGGATGCTTAGGATCTGATACAATCAGAATATTAGCAGTGAATGAAAGACGACGCTTTTGTTTACGAGCAATCTCTTTGTTTGCTTCAGAACCAGAGTTCCAAAGTTGAGTGTTCAATTCACCGACTGGATCATTCTCACCAAGAGTTGTTAGTGAGTTCTCGATATACCACTTACCAGTTGGACCTTGAAAGCCATGTGAGAAGATACGAACCCATGGGAGTTCATCACCCTCTACACGAGGTAGAAAACGGATTGTTGCTGTGCCGTTACCAGCCTTGTCACCTTCGAGTCGCCAGAAGCGATCGTCTGTGTAAGACTTTTGTTCGGATTGGGGATTTGCGACTTTTTCGAATGCGTTTGAAATAGCACCAAAGTCAGAGTTGCGCATTTTGCGTAATGATTGAATATCCATCGTATTTCCTTTGTATTAAATGTATGTTTAAGTATCTTTAGTATCTGTTGTTTCATCTAATTCAAACTCATCATCTGAGTCATCATAATCTTCTTCAACATAACTATTTATCGTTCTCATTCCACCAGTTTTTTTACCGTTGGAATGTTTGGCAGGTTTCCCTAAACGATTACCAAATTCAGCATCATCAAAACCTCTTGATGACTTATGATATGTGCGACCCATATATTACTCTGCAAGTTCTTCCTTGAAATGATTAAAAATCTTTTCGATCTTAATCTTATCGTATTTTACGAATCCAGTCAACTTTTTAATTCTTCTGAGTTCGTTGTCCCAAATATATCTTACAGATGCATTCAACATCCACTCTTCAAGAATAGGTTGATAGTCATCTATTATTCTTAGGGTTTCTATTGATATTTTTCCACCAACAAATAACTTGAGTGCCACTGGATATTCGCTGTCTGTAAATTCAAAGATTGCATTGTGTTTTAGTTTATGTGTTTCAACATATGTTAAGAGAGTGGCTAAGTCATCAACGAATACTTTCGTCATACTTTGCTTTCTTCTAGTCCACTCTGTATAATTCTCTTCTGCTTCTTGCCCTGCATAGATGGCAGACTCATTACCGTATGCAAAGTTTGCAACAAAGTATTGAATCAAATCTCTATCATTGGACTTCTTGATAGCCAACTTCTCAAAGATGTATCTGTCATTACGAGCATTAAATGCTTCACGAGTTCCTTTGACATTTCCTTTGTTCTCAAAAACATTGAATTTGTCAGTCGTGAAATGCAATTTAATTGCTAGGTAATAACGGTATGCTTTAAATCCGTCCACTTCTCATTTTCCTACACTGTTCTTTTACTTCAACTGGGAAGTCTGGTGAAATTTCTGCTAAACTGCAATCATATGCTACAACACTATGTTTAGGCATAAGAGAGATAACTAATCCCCAAAATGCTGCAACAAATATTAATGCAAATATTAGTTGTTTAGACATCTAATGTCGCCTGTTTTGGTAAGTAGTTTAATTCACGAAAGTCCATCTCAATTTTATCTTTGAGTGACTTATTAATCAATGATGAAACATCTTCAGGTTCAAGATAATTCTCTTTACAATATTCAAGTACAGCATCCATATAACTAAGTCGTTTATCTTTAACCATTTGTTCTATGTATAACGAAAATTCGTTTGCAGTCTTAAATATAGCTGACATGATTTCCTTTGTTGATCCAGTATTCAGTTGCTTTAAGTTCTCGAGAGACAGTGTCATATTCTTTTAGTTTCGCTTTATATAATTTCCAAACAGGGGTATCTACTCTGTCTGGATCCATTTGTTTTTCAAACTTCTCAAGAAACATAGAGAAGAATTTATCTAATTTCATCTTTTCACAGATGAGATGTTGACGCTTTTGTTCATAGTTCATAATATATTATACCTTATTTATTTTTGCAAGACAAATCTACTTAAAACCTCTTTTGCATCTTTGTAATTAGATGCTTCCACTGCCATTTCAAGATAATCAGATGCAATCTCTTGCAGTTGCCGTGAATGCATCTTAACTAGCATCTCATTAGATAAATGAGTAAACTCTTGGTCAGAAGAATTGTCATCGTAAACATTTTCCCATGTCCCGTCTTTGCGTAATCTAATTTTCATAATGTGTTTCATTAACCTCTCCTCATTGTAGCAATATCTCGTGCTTGTTCATCAGAGAACACTGGAACTGCATTTGACTTATGCATCGTACCAATACCCTTAATGGCAGTGCCAGTGTAAACAGGGTTGGCTTTCTTTGGGCATGGAGCACCAGTAAATGGAAGACTTGGAATCTTAGGTGTCTCACGACAAGCAGGTTTTCCAAGCGAGTATACATCACTGAGTTGTTGTGGTTTGGGTTTCACAACAGTCTTTGTGGCATACTTCTTAAGCATGGTTTCCCATGACGACTGCAACTCTCGTTGTTTGGCAGTCGGTTTCTTCTTTTTAGATTTTCCGATGGATGTATGTAACATTTGCATAACTTCTATTATACCTTAATTATGAATTGGTGTCAAGCAAAAAGTTTCGTGGAGTCAACTTCATATGGTGCGTACCATCCACCACTAGTTTTATTCTTTTTCACACAAATCTCTAGACGATTAGATTTTGGAACATTCTTTCTCCATACTTTGAATGGAATCTTAAAAACTCGAATAAATTTCGGACTGTCATCATCAAATTCTTCATCGGATAGAACAACAAACAAATCACAGTTCTTATTCTTTAATCCACCAATACTTGCAGAATAAGATCCAGCCTTATTGTAAGTGAAATTGGCAAATTTAACTTCAATTGGAATCTCTAGATCTTGTCCTTTATAATTACCACCAAGCAGTTTAGAGTCATAAACTACAGCAGCAAAAATTTCAGCATAAACATCAATACCGACACCAATCAAAGAAGAAAGTTGATTCTTCAGCCTTTTATGTTTGGATGGAATCTTTTTAATCAATGCTTTTGCTGCACGATCATACACTTTATATTTTTGTAATAAATCATATCCAACGATTGTATCTAATGTCATGATTACACCACGAAGCCAGTTGTATCTTTCTTTGCTTTACCTTTGGCTTTGAGACCAACGATAACTCCCTTTGGATCCAAGAATCGTAAATCAGTCTCGTCACCATTGATAACTGGACGACCAAGATAAGTCTCTGGAACATTTTTGAAAACAACTGCAACATTCATGCCATTTGACATTGCAATACGAGTATCCATATCGTTGCCATCTGCTTTGGAGAAAGTCAGGTGATAGTTAGGAATATGTGATACTTTACGATTGTTGATTTTGGTATAGTCGTAAAACTGGACTTCTGGGAACATTTGGAAAATGTTCTTACCATTTGCAACTTCATACTTCTCCCATGCTAGATCTGAAGTACCATTTAAACGAAAGACTGGAATGAGTCCTTGTTTTTCTGCTTTGGTTTTTGTCTTAATAATCTCAACAGTCAACTCATTGAGGAATGCTTGACGATTTTCGAAGAATGCTTTGGTCTTACGAATTCGTGCTTGCTGAATCACATTAGTGGATTCACCTTTCTTGAAGATGCCACCACGACCAGCAGTATTTAAACATGCAGCAGTGCAACCAGCAGTTCTTTTTGCACACACTTCTTTACCTGATAAATCAGCAGGTGCGAAGTGCAAGACTGAGGACAAATATCCCTTCTTTGTACCTTTAAGTAACTTTGGGTTTCCAACTGTAAGTAAAGCCATTCAAATCTCCATAATCAACGATATAGAGACTATTATTCCCTAAAATCAAATAAAAGACAAGCGTTTTCTTGCGTTTCGTAAGTTGTTGATTTTACAGGGAAAAATAACCCCTCTCTACGAGGGGTTATTAGGGGTTTTACTTAGTCGTAGAAGGGGTTTTTTGATGGGTGGCACCATATGCAACACAGACTACATCGCTAGACATAGCATATGCGCAACGAACTGCCACTGGGTCAATACCCTTAACGATTGCAGATTCTACATTACTCTGAACAGATTTTAATTGCTCATAGTTGTAGAAAGTCACAGCACCGATCAATGAAATCACAGCTGTTGTGATACATACAATAAAAACATTATCATTCATAATCATTTCCTTTAGTTTAGTTATCGCCATTATTCAGAGCCAGTCTTACCCAAACTGGTCCAACATTTAATGAAAAGGTTTTACCCATGTCATTATTCTTTTCAATCTTAAATTCCCAGTGGTAAGGATTCAAAACAAATCCTGCCCAAAATCCTGAGTGTTTAAGTGTATTAAGTAAGGTCTTTAACATCATCGCATAGTCCTAATTTCTTGGCTTCAAGTGGACTCAACCAAATATCTTGTGGTGGCAATAGAACCTCACGGATCTTTGCATCACTTAAACCACTGCACTTTTTATAATGCTGAATCATTTTCTTGGTTGTTAAGTCGAACTCTTTTACCGTTGCAAACAATTCGTGTTCTTTACCAAAAGCACCCCATGAGTATTGATGACTCAAGATAGAAGTGTTTGGTGTCAAAACACGCTTCCCTTTATCTCCAGAGATAAAAATCAATAGTCCAGCTGAAGCAATCTGCCCAAGTCCAATGGTACGGATAGGAATTGCTGAACCTTTCATAGTATCAATCAATGCAAACGCTGCATTCAAGTCACCACCTGGAGAACAGATGATTAGATTTAATAAATCAGGTCTTTCTTCTGCAAAGTTTGCGTCAAATATCCATTCAACAATTGGTTTTACTGTTGCCAGTGTTACTTCGTCCATAAGGAGATAATACGAATGAGCCGAGTCATCCTTATCCTTTAGTTGAATGTTTAATTTGTTCATCATTTAAATGCCATCTCTTTCTTTATAAAAAATATGTCTACCAATTTGAGTAGTCTTGTCTAACTTCCATTTTGGATGAACATAATCAGCGTGATAATATAGTGCACCTTGTGTAATGTCTTTCATCTTTTCATAATTTGCATACATCAGTAGAGCAACTTCTCTTGCTTGATTGTATACCACATTACTGCGAATGACATTCTTACCTTCGCAGTACCATGTGAATTGACATGTTTCGTTGGTCTTCTGTTTAACCACTCCACATATGTCTTTGGGAAATCTTCGGTCTTGAGTGCGATTCAGTGTAACAAATGCCACTGCTCTCATACCTGCTTCTGGTTCATAACCAGCTTCGTGATAGATGTTGTCGGCTAGACAATCTACTTGTTTCTTTGCTTCTGGTGTCAATTGGGAATATGACACATCAATAATTTTGTCGTCTGAATATGCTGTGCTAAAACATATTGAAACACTTATTAAAAATATTACTGCTAAACTGTATAATCGTTTATGCATATCGATCTCCTTAAATCAGTTAAGGATTGCAGAATGTGTTTATCCTGTAATCCAATCCCTATCAGGTGGACTTTTTGCTATTAGTCTTTGTA